ACATTATGCAAGGTTAAAATGCTTAGTTCGAGTAAGCAACACCCGCCATGCCGGACATCACGCGGAGCACGTTATAGTTAACGGCATACACACGGACCTTGGCAGTGTTGACACCGCTGACGGCACCGGCGGAAAGCACAAGCTGAAGGACGGCGTTGTCAATGCGGGAGAAGTTGCAGCTGCCAGATGGCTGGTGCTCCTCGGGGCGAAGGGCAAACGAGTAGACGTTGATACCGGCATCGGGGGCACGGGTGTGGTGCTGGAAGGGCTGCACAACATCGAAGTAGGAACCCTCACGCTCAGAGAAGCGGTCCTGGCCGTTAAGCTGGAGCTTGGCGGTGACCACAGGGTTCTCACCCCAGCAGTGCATGTCAAGGGCGGTCTCGGCAAGCACGAAGGTGCTGGCATCGGTAAGACCGGAAAGGTTCTCGGTAAGTCCGGTAACACCGGCATCACCGTTGGCAACACCATCAAGCTGGAAGAGGCCGTTGGTGACGAAGGCATCGGCACCGGACACACCGGTCTCGCTGGCGAACGCATGGATGGCGTTGGGAAGGGCATCGATGGCATCAGTGTAGTTGAAGGGCTGGGCACCAAGAGTCTTGAAAAGAGTCTCGTCCTTCTCGAGGGAAGCACAGTAGTCAACGTTGGCATCGGGCTGCACAACCCACACAAGCTCCTTACAGGGGTGGTTGAAGTTAAGCTTGATCTTGTTGGAAGAAGAACCGACAGACTCATCACCAGTGAACTGGAGCTGCTCAATGAGGTACTCATGGGGGTTCTGGGCCATCTTGCGGCGCTCCTCGGTGTCAAGGAAGATGTAGTCCACGTAAAGCGAAGCAGCAACAAGAGATTGCTGGTAGGCGGTCTGGACGGATTGGGAACCAGACGCGGAAGGGCTGAGGCTCTTCACGGCCCACAAGCATTCACCGATGGGGCGGAAGTCAATGTTGATCTTGACCTCGTGGTATTGGAGGGCAATAAGAGGAAGAGCAAGACCGGGGTTACGGCAGAACCAGAAAAGGAGGGGCACGTAAAGGGTGGTCTCGGGGAGGGCGTTGCGGGGAGCGCACACCTTGGAGTTACCGGCGGCGGCACAGGGGCCATCCACGTTGGCGAAAGTGGGGTCGGTAAGGTAGGTAAGCTGAGTGGTGTTACCAATCATCTTGTAGTAACCGGCCTGTTGCTCCTTGGAAAGAGTGAGCTGGTTCCAGATGTGCATCCAGTCACCGTATTGACGGTCGATGCGCTGACCACCAATCTCAACCTCAACCTGGGCAATGAGCTGCTCACCCACGCAGTCTAACCAGCGGGCGTACACCTCACCAGCGGCGTTGGAATCCTGGTTGATCTCGGGAAGAGTAACCTGGAGGTATGTGCGGTAGGCAAGATCACCATTACGGCTGATCGTGCAAGTCACACGGCGACCGAAATCGGCTTGGCCGGAGAAGGTCTGCTCGATGGACTCCATCGCAAAGTTGGTATGGCGTCTGTAGGACACCTTCCAGAAAGTAATCTCGGGGGTTCCGGTAAGGAACACGTCTTGGGCGCCATAGGCGACTAACTGCATCAAACCACCTGCCATTTTAGAACTTTATTCTTATAGACTAACAAAAGAAAATAATTTCAAATAATTGCATTTAATTGTATTATTTGTATTTTTTAAAAACCCCCTAAACAATTTTTGCCTAAAGTTATTGAACTTCAATGGGAATACGCTGACAATTCAAATGATATTTCTACATTATAACGCATCAGTTTTTCCGTTTTAACGCAGTATCTACGCACATATTTGTAGTGATAAAAGTTTCTAAATAATTCGTATCAAATACTTCTCGGCGATTTTCGTGTTTCTTCGTAAATATATATCTGTCATCTTGTTTCTTTACCGACCATCCATCGTCCAATGCATTCATTATAAATATGAACTTTTGTAGAAGTTTTGGTTTGTCATGACAATCGTCTATATTAAATCCCATTTGTTATTATACAGTGTGCGAATAATCCGTTTTCGGTTTTAGACCGTATTTCATTCCACAAAAAAATAACATAGAAAGACAACCGTCTATTTATCAACAATAAAACGAAAATGTCTAAAAAGAGTGCGCAAGCACAAACATATGATAACAATATTTCTATTGATTTAAAACATTCTCAATTATTAGAACAATATAATACTATTGAAACTGAAATCATACCACAACTGACTGAAGAAAAAGCTACAATCAAATCATCTTTATCGGGACTAAAAAAGCAAAATATTACAAAATATTTGGAAGCAAAAGACCGACTCGCCGAAATCCGGGATGAATTACGTAAATTAAAAACTAGTAAAAAACAATATTTACTCAATAACTCTAAATATATATTCAATTATTTTGAACAGAAGAAGCAAATTTCTGAAGATGCTAATACTAAAAACCAGAATACAAATGTACTGAATCAATTCTTCAAAGTATCTCCGTCGATAATATCAAGTTCGGACATTGCATTGCCGCATATCTCGTCACATACTAGAACCGCATATAGACAATACTGGAACAATGTAAACAATGATGCATACAAAATACAAGACTATATTATTAGTATGGATATATGTCAAATATGCAATAAAGGTGAGCTAATCCCGCAAGACGAAGAAGGCATTATGATTTGCAATAACAATAATTGTGGCCACTTTATAACATATATTGTAGATAGTTCAAAGCCGACAAACAAAGAACCCCCAAATGAAGTATCATATACTGCATATATTAGGCTGAATCATTTCAAAGAAATATTGTCGCAATTCCAAGCCAAAGAAACGACGAAAATACCGGATGAAGTGATTGACGCAATTAAAGCACGCATCAAAAAGGAGCGCATCACAGATATGAAACTAATCAATTATGACAAAATGCGCGAAATATTGCGCAAACTCGGCCTCAACAAGTATTTCGAACATATTCAGTATATCAATTCACTTTTCGGTATAAAACCGCCCATTATGAATGAAGAACTACACGAAACACTTTGCATCCTTTTTATTGAAATACAGCAGCCATGGGCTATGCATTGTCCACCCAGTCGCACCAACTTTTTCAATTATACGTATACCCTTTACCAATTATGTGTATTGCTAGATCAAACGCAATATTTACCTTTCATACCCATGATGAAAGACCGTGAAAAACAGTTGGAACAAGATATGATATGGAAAAAAGTATGCAATGAATTAGACTGGGCGTATTTTCCTACTGTATAGAACAGTTTACCACATAACAAGTAAATACTATTTGTTATGTTGCTATTATGATGATCGTATTATGATGTTTTACAGTTTCAAATTGAGCACATCACTATAGCGGTCTACAATAATGTCTTCCAGTTCGGTAGCCGTCAAAATGCGGTTTTTCTGTAACATATCGGCTCCTTCTTGTATTAGACCCTTAGAATTGCGAATAATAAACTCCGCGCATCCATACGCCTCATGAATCATTGACGAAACTTCATTGTCTATTTTTTCTTTGTATGTATCACTCATACTTGGATACAAAACGTCTTTTCCCATGCCATAATACATAATCATCTTTTCCGCCAACTTCATTGCTTGTTCAAAATCATTGATTGCTCCGGTTGTAACGGAAACCCCATAAAAGATTTCTTCTGCAATACGACCTGCCAACAATATCATCAAATGCTCAAATAATGCTTCGCGCGTCATAATGTTGGATGTTGGGTTATCGAAAACAGTGTATGCCGGTGTATTTGGTGCAGATAAATTGATTATGACCTTTTTCATTTTGGCATGATGCTTTGCCAGCAACCCCACTACCGCGTGGCCCAATTCATGAATGGCAATGTGGTCAATTATATCTTGTGTAAATTGATGGTCGGTTGGCTGCCAACCCACTAATATGCGGTTCAAACACTCATCAATGTCTGGTTGCGTGAAATATACGCGATTTTGTCGCAACGCATACAACATGGCTTCATTCAGCAAGTTTTCTATTTGTGCTCCCGATAGTCCGTTCGTTAAATCCACCAAATTGTCCATATTAATTGTCACATCATGTGGTTTTCCCTTAATATGAATCAATAATATAGAACGGCGCGTCTCTTCGTCGGGATTTCCTATATACACGCGCTTGTCAATACGACCAGGGCGCACCAATGCGGGATCTAACATATCTGGACGGTTCGTTGCACCGATTACAAATACGCCACTCGCATTTTTAAATCCATCTAACGAGACCAGCAGCTCATTTAATGTGGCATCTCTCTCACTTGACGAGGTTTCACCGTCATTCGCGCGCGCTTTACCCAGCGCATCAATTTCGTCAATAAATATGATGCATGGTGTATTCTCACTCGCAAAAGAAAATAACTCACGTATACGAGAAGCCCCCACTCCAACATATTTTTCTTGAAACTCTGCCCCAGATACCGCAATAAAATTTGATTGTGCCTCTCCAGCAAGCGCTTTCGCGAGTAATGTCTTTCCATTTCCAGGCGGACCTTCAAATATGAGACC